GTGACATCTGCCGAGCTTTCGGCCACGGTGGGTGAAATCGAGGTTATCACCGTTAATTTCACCACTAACGGCACCATCACTACCGCTATCTGATCATGGCTTTTTTCCGAGGACAACAAGGCACCATTAAGTTCGACAAGGACGCTGCTGGTGCCGCTTTAGGTGAAATAGCTGCAGTGCGGTCTTGGTCGCTCTCAGTTGAAAAAGAATCGTTGGAAGTCACCGATCACGGCGATACTTTCCGCGCATACGTCGGAGGCTTGGTCAGTGGCACAGGCTCCTGTGAAGTGCTTTACGACGCACCTGGCGCGGGCGACAAACTGGATCTATTTAACGAGGCATTGACCACGGAAGATCCAGCTAACGCAAATTTTGAGTTGTATCTAGATGAAAGTGGCGACAAAAAAATGTCGTTTGCTGCTCTAGTTACAAGCGCAGAATATGGTGCTACGGTTGGAGAGATTGAAGTGATTTCGATTAACTTCACTGCCAACGGTACTATCACTTCCGGTATTTAATGCCTGCGACTCAAAGAACGGTTGACTTGCTGGTTGGGGCGTTTGATCTCAACCAGCGTCGTAAGTTTGAGCTAAAGAACGGCGACGGGGAAAAGATCATTGATCTGTATTTCAAGCCGATCACCCGCGCTGATCGCAAACGCGCTCAAAACCTTGCTAACAGCGAGGAAGCTTTAGACCTGTCAACGCAGATGCTTTGTCAGATAGCAGAGCTTGAGGATGGCACGAAAGCTTTCGCCTCAGCAGATGCGCCAAAACTGCAACGTGAATTGCCCGAGTCAGTTCTGAATGAAATTGAATTGTTCTTGTTTGGGCTTGGCGAAGAGACCAGCCTTGAAGACGCAAAAAACGACTAAAGCAGGACAAGTGGGTCTTTTATGAGTTCCACCTGGCCTGCGAATTAGGCATGACAGTCAGCAGACTTCGAACGGAGTTGACAGATGAAGAGCTAATACATTTTGCGGCTTTCCATGAGTTGAAGTCTGAGATGGAAGAAAAAGCTATGCAGCGCGCAAAGCAAGGTCGGAGGTAGAATCAAGCTATTGCTAGGCAGCCGTGGCAAGGTCAACAGTTGAACTGATTGTTGATGCTGCAAGAGCAATCAACCCGCTCAAGCGTGTCACGGTAGAAACAAAAAAACTTGAAGGAGCAGTTAAAAACGCAAACGGAAGGCTTCGTGATGCCAAAGGCCGTTTTATTGGCGTTGGGAACGGTGCCAAAAAAGCATCAGGTGGGGTCAAATCACTGTCAACTGCCGTCAAGGGTCTTTTTATTGGGTTGAGTGCGATTGAAGCGGCAAAATTTGTCTTCTTCAAAACAGCAGAATTGCAGACTCAAACAAAAAGCCTTCAGGTTCTTACAGGATCGCTTAAAGACGCAGAAGGAATTATCAAAAGCTTGCAGGGGTTTGCTGCAATAACGCCGTTTACAAGTGAAGAGCTGATTGATACCGCAAAGCGTCTTAAAGCTTTTGGTTTTGAGACAGGCGAATTAGTAGATATAGTTAGCCGCCTTGGGGATGTTGCTGGAGCAACTGGTGCTGATTTAGGCGGCATTGCCACTGCTTTTGGTCAGATACAAGCCAAAGGAAGATTGCAGGGTGAAGAACTCTTGCAGTTGCAAGAGCGTGGTGTTGACCTGCAAGGAACATTGCGGAAAGAATATGGCCTAACCAAAGAACAGTTTAAAAAAGCCCTTGAGTCTGGCCGGATAAATGCAGAGGCAGTCTCATTTGCTCTAAGAAAACTCACAGATGAAGGCGGCAAATATGCCAATGGCGCTATTGCACAATCAGACACCTTGAGTGGCCGATTCAGTACCCTTGTAGACAATATCAGCGCGATAGCACGCCGTGTAGGAGAAGTGCTAACGCCTGCCGTCAATGGATTACTTAAGAGCTTAAATGAATCTTTAGCCGCATTTAATGCGCTGATTGCAGTTTCAGGAAGCGCAGCAGTAACCCAGGCAAATATTAAATTAGCTTTGCCAGGCGGCGACGCAAAAGACCTGCTTGAGATTGCAAATGTTTTAAAGGCTTTGCCTAAAGATCCTGCAAACAAAGAACTTGCTGCGCAGCTAAAAACTATTGGCGCACGTCAGTTAGATGTCATTGGTAATTTTGGCATTTTGATGAGAGCCTCTGGCAGAAAACTGCCAGAGGCGTATCAAACAGCCCTTGACGCCGCGAAAGAATTAATGTCCGTCGAGGTTAAGCTCACAAAAAAAACTGGTAGCAAACCTGAACTTGATGATCCAAGAACAACTCTATTACAAACAGACCCTGCTGAACAGGCCAGGCAAGTGGTTGAACAGCTTGAACGCCAAGTAGGTCTTCTTGAAGAAAAAAAACTGTTAGCTGTTGGCAAGACAAGCGAAGATAAAGCACAGATTCAACTTGGTATTAAAATTGCAAACCTTGAAAAGTTGCGTACCGTAGAAAATTCTGATTTAGTTGACAAAGTTATTGAAGGCACTCAAGCTCTTCACGACCAAGAGCTTGCAACTGCTGCAAACATCGAGACAGATAAAGAACGCAAAAAACTTGCAGAAGAAGCTCAAACAGCGCAACAACAAGCTTTAGAAGCGTATAACAAAAAACTAGAAGAGGTTGACGCTACTTTCCGAAATAGCGTTGTTGATGGCATCATGGCCGCAGTAGAAGGAACTAAATCGCTGTCTGATTCCCTTGTTGGTGTGATCAAACAGATGGCAAGACTGATTCTTCAGCAGAAGCTAATGAACGCACTTAAGGGCTTTAGCTTTACAAGTTTCTTTGGCGGCTTTTTTGCTGACGGTGGCCGCCCGCCTGTTGGTCGCCCTTCAATCGTTGGCGAACGCGGTCCTGAGCTGTTTGTGCCTGGTCGCTCTGGAACGATTGTTCCAAATCACGAGCTTGGCGGTGGTGGCGGCACCAGCGTTGTTGTGAACGTCGATGCCAGCGGTACTAACGTGGAAGGAGATGAAGGCTCATCACGTCAGCTTGGCGCTCTTGTTGGCGCTGCTGTTCAGAATGAGTTAATTAAGCAGCAACGACCTGGAGGACTCTTGAGCCGATGACAGCTAGCTGGGATTCATCTGTAAATTTGCAGCCGTCTTACGGCACGACAAAGGCCAGCCAGCCGATTGTCCGTCAAGCACAGTTTGGCAGCGGTTATCAACAGGTCGGCAGCCTTGGCATCAACCAAAACCCGAAAAGTTTTTCGTTGTCTTACAACCTGTCAGAGGCAGAGTCAGACACAGTGGAAACGTTTTTAGACGCTCGTGGTGGCATTGAGAAGTTCACCTTCACACCACCAGGTGAAAGCAGCAGCATCAAAGTGCGTTGCGCTAGCTGGAACAAAACGATGACAACCAAAGGCCGCGTTCAGTTGACCACAACTTTTGTTCAGGTGTTTGAAGCATGAGCACGCCGCAGTCAATTCAAGAACAGCTTCAGTCCTTGGAGCCGTCAGCAATTATTGAGCTGTTTCAGCTTGAACTGACGGAAGCCGTCAACGGTGTTGACCAGACGTATTACTACCACGCAGGCACAAACGAACTGACGGCTGATGTTGTGTTCAATGGCTTGACGTATGCAGCCACGGCAATTCAAATAGATGGCTTCGCAACCGCAACCAAAGGCGTATTGCCTCGTCCAACGATGCGGATCGCAAACATCAGCAATGCCATCTCAGCGTTGTTGTTGCTTTACAACCCACTGCAAGCGAAAGTTACACGGATTCAAACGTGCAAAAAGTTCCTAGACGCTGTGAACTTTACGGGTGGCACAAACGCAACCGCTGATCCGACCGCAAAGTTTGAAGATCAGATTTATTACATCGATCGAGTGGCAAGCGAAAACCCGATGATGGTTGAGTTTGAGTTGGCCAGCAAGCTTGATTTAATCAACGTGGCGCTGCCAGGCCGTCAAGTGCTTGAGCATTGCCCATGGGTTTACCGCGAAGACAGCACCTGCGGCTACAAAGGCAAAAAGTTTTTCGACATCAATAACAATTCGACAACAGAAGCAAATGATGTATGCGGCAAGCGTTACACCAGTTGCACGTTGCGTTTCCCTGAAGGCGATCTTCCGTTCGGAGGTTTCCCCGGTGCCAGACTTCAGATGTGATGCCGAGGCTCATGCAGCCAGGTCTTACCCGAATGAGTGCTGCGGCCTTGTTGTCAATGGTGAGTATTGGCCCTGCCGCAACACAGCAGAACTGCCAACCAGCGCGTTTGTGCTTGAGCCGCGTGATTATGCCGTGGCTGCAATCATGGGCAAGGTTGAAGCTGTGGTTCATTCGCACCCAGAAGGTGGGCCAGCAAGTGAATCAGATCAAGCTGTGTGCAGCCAAGGTTCCGTGCCTTGGCACATTTGGCGTATGCCTCAACGCGAATGGTTGACTATCAATCCTTGATTGGCCTCCAGTGGGAGTACGGCAAAGCTGACTGCTTTTCACTGGTGCGCGATTGGTTCAAGCTCCAGGGCGTCGAGCTGCCTGACTACGAGCGGCCAGAAAGCTTGCAAAGTTGTGAAAGCATCTTTCTTGAAGAGGCAGAACGCATTGGATTCAAGCCGGTGACGTTACAGGCGCGTCAACCTGGCGACGTGCTGATCATGCGGATGGGTACACGAACACCAATGCACGCAGCGGTGCTGTTGCCAGACGAAAGGATTTTGCATCAACAACGTGATTCGCTAAGTGCGGTCATTCCCTTTAGCAGATATTATTTGACAAGGGTTGCGGCGGTTTTTCGGTATGCAGCAAGTCGTCCGACTGCTGGGTGATTTAGGCGAGCGGTATGGCGCTGAACACGCTTTCTATAACCTTCGCACGCCTGCTGATGCGATCAAGCTGCTGTCTATCAACTATCCAGAGTTCAAGGCTGAGCTGATTACGGCCCACGAAAAGGGGATTGGCTACCGCGTACTGCAGGCTGGCGTCGATTTAAATTTTGATGAGTTGCAACTGCCGATCGGTCAAAACGATTTGATCATTACGCCTGTTCTTGTTGGTCAGGGCGGAGCGGGAAAAATTTTTGCAGGTATTGGTCTGATCGCTATATCGTTTTTACTTCCTGGCGCTGGTTTATTCGGCACTACTGGTTTGTTTGGCGCTGGTCAAGCGGCTGTCGGCGTCTCGACGATAGGTGTACTTAATGCTGCAGCAGTTGGCACGGCGCTGTCAGCTATTGGCGCGACCATGATCCTTGGCGGCGTGACGGAGATGCTGTCGCCACAGCCAGACATAGGAGTTGGCGGTGTTAGCACCAGAAGCGACTTACAAGCAACGCGACCAGAGTCAGTCAATCGTGGCGCTGATGGGCAGCAGTCTTACGCCTTTCTCGGAGC